CACCAATTGTTGAATATACTGAATTGCATCCAGAAATACTATTACTACTTCCACCACCTATTATTGAATACTGTGAATTAGTTCCAGTAATACTGTTACCACTTCCACCACCTATTGTTGAGCTATATGAATAATATCCAGAAATAGAATTATTAACACCTCCACCAATTGTTGAATACTGTGAATAACATCCATTAATAGAATTATTACAACCACCACCAATTACACCATTATATGAATAATTTTGGTTTGAATTTCCACCACCAATTGTTGAAAAATTACAATTTGATGTATTACACACACCACCACCTATAGTTGAACCAAACCCACCTGATTGACTATTATGACCACCACTTACTGTTGCATATTGACCAGACGCTGAGTTACCATTTCCACCACCAACAGTACTAGAACTACCATTTGCTGTATTATGAGTCCCACCTCCAACAACTGCATTATCATTTGTTGCACAGTTATAAGTACCTCCTACAGCTGATGAGCAATTAGCACTTGCAATATTATTATTACAATCCCTAATCGTCGAACCAGCACCTGTACCTTGTATCATAACACCACCACCTCCACCTCCTCCATTCATTGCATATGAAGCGGTAGTAGCATAAGATGCTGATGTTGCATTCGTAGCAGAACCAAATAGACTACCTGTAATACCTGCTGTTACGGTTAAAGATCCTGTTATTGTGGGTGAATATATTACCATTACTGTATTTCTATTTAATATAAATATCTAAAATTAATTATAGTCCATATCTTCCTCTGAGAACATTAAAGTTTTGATTTATTTCTGCTACTTTTAATACCCTATTATATAGTACAAAATTTGAAATTCTTGCATTTAAAAAATAAAAGTAACTTCCTATGTAATTAGCAGCAATACTTAAAACTGTTCCACTACTTAAACTTAACATTGTACCTGTATAAGATGAAACAGAATTTACATAGATTGCAGAAGATGCTCCATTATATATTGCAGTAATATTATACCATGTGTTATTAGTTAAAACGCTTGTAGATATATCATTTGCTGTACTACCATTGTAAGAAATAATATGAATTGTATTATTTGAATTTAAGTACATTCCATAATTTGAATTATTTGTTGGATAATTAGTTTTATTAAAAATATAAGCAAAAGGTGATGGAGTACTAATTATGTAAATCCATAATGAGATTGTCATTATATTTATTACTGGTGGTGTTATAGTACTATATTGATTAGTACCATTAAAAGTAAAATAACTACTGTTATTATTTACAGAAGTAAAAGTAGGTATGTTTACTAATGTTCCATTATTTAGATTATTACTTAAATCATACCATGTAGTTCCACTTCCTGAATAACTTCCTACATTACCAGCATCAAGATTTAATACTAATCCATCAGTAACTATATTTTGTTGTTCATATGAAAATGGTGAAAAAATCATTAAGATAAATTTTTAGTATTAACTAAATACAAACTAGCTGTATCAAATGCTACAAATGATAATATATCGTATCCTGTTGTGGTAGTTGGTACATAAGATGCACCAGCAGGTTGTTTTACAGTAGAAGGGAATGTTACTGTAGCAGATCCTGTTGTAGCTAGCCTCATATTAATAGTTTGACCAGGTAAAATACTACCGGTTGGATTAATATAAGTATTGCTTCCTGATACTAGTTGTAACGTAAAGAAGTTACCTGTTAATGGGTTAAATGAAGCTGTGTTTGAGGTAATAATTAGTGTTGTTACTTGACTCTGTACTGAACCTGTAATAATAGTACTACCTGATATAGTTAATGAACCGGTAATAACAGCTGAACCGCTATATGGAAACCCAGCTCCTGTTCCTCCACCACCTACACCTCCAATTGATGCTATTGCATAGCCACTTACATTAACAGGGAATACTATAGATGCTGTATTAGCGTTTGTTAGTGTTATACTTTGAGGTACAATTTGGTTATTACCAGTATCATATGTCTGTATGATAACACTTTGGTAGTTTAAGCCGTGATAGAAATTCCAAGTAGATTGGTTAGTAAATGATCCAGTTGTATTAGAACCAGATATTATAGTTGTACCTCCACCACCTCCACTAGCGTTAATTGTTACGTTACCTAATCCGTTTGTAGGTGATATTGTAACGTTTGTACCTGCTATTATTTGAGTAACACCACCATTTAATGCATAAGAGGCTGTTGTAGCGTAAGATGCCGTGCCTTGTAAAGAGCCTGTAATACCTTGAGTTACACTAAGTGAACCAGATAACACTGTACTACCAGTTACATATAATGAACCTGTAATTGTATTAGTGCCTATAATTGTTTTTGAACCAGTTATGAATACGCTTCCGGTTATTGTTTTAGTTCCTATTAACGTATTTGAACCGGTTACAGTTAATGAGCCCGATACTGTTAATCCGTTTGTAAATTTACCACTACCTGATACTTGCAGCTTATAAGTACTTTGTATAGTACTAGTTCCTATGTTCAATGCAGCATTAGTTGCATCATACCACATATTAGTGCTAGGACCTCCTATCGTACCTGTATTACCTCCCCAACTTACGTTACCATTACCATATACATTAAATCTAGCACCTCCTGTTAATGTATAAGCTGTTGGAGAAGCTACTGTACCTGAAGGTGATACAGTCATAGATGTATCTGATGCTATTGCAGAAATATTATATGATACTGCTGATAATGTGAATGTATCACCTATCTTGAATGTATTTGTAAATTGTGTACCAGAACCAGTGATTGTGGTACTAGATAGTGTCATTGTACCAATACCTGTTGTAGGTTGATATATTTGGAATAAAGATGATGTTGTATTACCTCCTATGGATACATTACCATTATTGAATACTCTAAATAACTCATTTGATGATGAATTACTTAACTTTAAAGCACTATAAGTAGCAGTTGAATCATAACCATAAACTTGAACTTTAGATAAACCATCATCAGTAGTTATTGTACCAAATCTAGCGTTTCCTTTACCTCCACTATCTGCATCCATTGTTAATAATGCACCAGGAACACCAACAAATTGTATCTGATTTGATGATGCTAACTTCATACCTATACTATTACTATCTAGCATATAACCATAGTTAATAGCACCTAATCCCTGACCTACTAATATACCGTTATTTGATATTGATAATTGACCACTAATATTAAGACCACCATAGATATAATTACCATAAGCAGGGCTAAGTGTCATTGTTTGTGTAGCTACACCATTTTGAGCACAATAAAAAGCTAATCCACTATTTTGCGCTGTTATTTGATAACCTGAAATATAACTTGTAACTGGGCTACCATTGTATGCACCATTATAAAAGTATATGGTTCCTGTAGAACCATTTTGAGGAGAACCTGTTATAGAACCAAAAGCAAGATTATTATAACCCATACTAATACCAGCATTAACTGTTCCTGTATAAGAACCTGTTGAATAAGTAGGGTTAATAGTTAAACCTGCTAGTATCTGATTATTAGCTGTGGCTGTAGAAACAGGAGCAACTGTTAATGTTGTAGTTGGTGAATAAGTTAATGTAGAAGAACCGCCAAATGCTCCTGAATTATTAAATTGTACTTGTCCATTACTTCCTGCTGCTGGTATATAAGAAGCTGTTCCTGCATAAGAACTACTTACTGCATTTAGTACATATGAAGCAGTTGCAGCGTATGAACTAGTAGTAGCTGTAACAGCATTTCCTGTTATTGATACTCCAAGATTGTTTGATGCTATCCATTTTGCTGTACTATTATCATATACTAACGCATACTTATCAATACCACTTCCCTCAATTACGTTAACATCTGATAGACCATCTAATCTCTGTGTTATTACAGAACCTCCACCTCCTGACCCTCCAACCTGTCTGAATAGACCACCAGGTACTATAGAGTAGGAGGTATTATCGGTAAAGTTAGCATTGTTTCTTACTATCAAAGCACCGACATAGATAGCATTAGCTGCCGTATTAGGTGCTTCTACAAATGATTCTATGCTTATATTAGCGATAGCATCGGCCTGTGTAGTATAAGTTGCATTACCGTAGTACACTACTATTGCCTTAGTTACAGAGTTTGGATACCAGAATACACGTTGTATTGACCATTGTCTATTTGCACCTCCACCCGGTACTGCTGTCAATACTCCGTTATTAGAATATTGAGTTGGATCTATTGTACCGTATCCGGCACCATTATTTGTATTATAAACCCAGTTATTATTACCTGAACCAGATTGATAGTATCTGTATATCTTAGATACTGATGTACCATTATCAGTTACGTAAGCCGGATTATTTGGGTCGGTTTGATAATTAGCCCCATCAGCAAATGAAGTACCACCCGTCACTATAATACTTCCGGTTGATGAACCGCTCACTGCTAGTATGTGACCAGATAATTTTAATGGTCCGAAAGCAGTTACAAATATATTTGATCTCTGTTTCCATCCATATGCTAAAGAAGGTTGTGTCTTGACACCATTTATTGTTGAGTGGTTTTGGTGTAGTACAATACCTAATGGTATTAACGTATCAATTTGACCATCATAATAAGGTGTGCCTGAAGAATTTATTTGCCCTGAACTGTTTATAGCTATAAATGTCTGGTCATAAGAAGCACTTAGAGGTGCTATACTTGATGACAGGTTAGACCAGTTTAAGTATTGAACAGTGGGAAATGGATTATTGGTTAAAGAGGCATTTAGGTTTACTATTATGCCGCTACCACTAGCTACTTGATAAACAGTAGCTGATTGAGTTGTTATTAGTCCACCATTTAATAAACCTGAATACAAATTACCTTCAATCCATCTTAGACGTGTTGTATTAGCGTATCCGCTACCATTTTGACTGAAGTATAAATCATTTGTTGAACCTGATACGTAGATGTATGATGCTGATATACTTGTATCTATATTTTTAACAACAGGCATAAACTTAAGTGCACCGTTTGTTTCCATATCACCATATACCTTGATTGATGGTGTAGTAGGTGAAGTTGTTGAACCAGATATTATAATACTACCTGATAATGTAGTATTTCCGTACAGATTATTATTACCAGCTTGAGTTGTTGATCCTGTTATATTTAATGAACCAGTTATAGTTTCGGTACCTATTACAGTAACAGAACCTGATGTTGACAAGGATCCAGTTAAAGATTTAGTTCCTATTAAAATATGACTACCAGATACAGTTAATGATCCTGTTATGGTTTGGTTACCATTAAAATTATTTGAACCTGTGGTTGCAAGTGATGCACTTACAGAAGTAAATATTGGATCTGTTTCTTTGTAGTATGATGCTGTAGCAACTGTCATTGAACCCGTCTGGTTAGTTAAAATAACTGATGAGCTATTTACTGTTAAACTGCCGGTTACACTAATTGATCCTGTAAATATTTGTGTATTAGATAAATTATTACCGAATATATTTGATCCACTCGAATAAACAACACTAGCTGTTTCTGTTTGAACTACTATAGTAGCTGCCGTTAGAGTGCCTGTTACAAGTATATTAGATGCTGTAAAATTAGTTGCATATGATGATGTTGCTGCATAACTAGCTGATGCGACATTACCTCCGTAATAAGATGCTGTACTAGCATAACTAGCTGATATAGCATTTGATGCCGTACCTTGTAACGATCCTGTTATACCTCCATATACATTTAATGAACCTGTAACAGTTATTCCACTTCCAGATACTAGTAATGAACCTGTAATTACAGCCGAACCACTATAAGGAAACCCAGCTCCTGTTCCACCTCCACTACCTGTTGAAAAAGCTTTCCAATAAGTTGAATTATTCCAATCAGTTGAACCAGTAGTTGGTCCAAAGAATCCATAATGTTGTGCTGAAGAAGATGCATATATAATCATCCCATAATTCCACTTATCTGAAGGTATGCTACCTGTATCAGATAAAGTACCTATTACATAAGCAGAACCTCTTAATTGGGAGGAATCCACCAAAGCATAATTTGGGTTACTATTTTGTAATATGGTTGGAAAATATAAAGGTAGAGACATCTTATTAGTTTATTTGTAGTGTTTGCGTAGATTGGTAAGCTCCAGGCTGTGATGATTGATATACATACATATTTATGTTTGGTGTGCCATATGAGCTGCTAACAGCGTAACTGCCTGTACTAAAAGTTCCGGTTACATCTACAGCACCCAGTAATATTGCGTGAGGAGTTGTAATGGCACCAAAACTAAATGGATACATAATGTATGTATAGTTTGATGTATTTTGATTAGCTGTAGTACATGGTAATGTCCATGGGAATATAGAAGACGATAATAGTGATAAAATAGTACTAGAATTTATTACAGATTGTGCAGTTATATTACTGTTAACTACCGTAGGACTTGCTGCGAAATAGCTCCTATATCTAAAGTTGATAGTACTTGAGTTGGTGGTATTTATCGTTCCGTTAGAGCCTGTTACAGCAGCTCTGTATAGAATAGAGGTGGCTGTTAAAGGTGCAGAATAATCAGTGTAATTTATAGTATTTATGCCTGTTCCTGAAGGGAGGATGCTACCCGTAAGGTAGCTCCATGTACTACCCCCATTTGTTGAAATTTGTAATTGATACGCGGAAAGGTCTGAGTAGGTATTATTGCCTTTTACAGTGGCTACTATTGAAGACGATACATTTCCATACTCTCTTATAGTATTTGTCTCTCCAGATAATAAACTTATATACGATGGAGTAATGGCAACTGTCGGGGTTATGTAACCTGCCGGAGTAATATTCAATGTAGTCGAAGCAGATGCAGGAGATGATTCTGTTATCGCATACAGATAATTTATAGATGAGGTTGCGTTGTTTGCTCCTAATGTTAAAGCGTGGCTGTAGTAAAGTGGAGTAGCTGTAGATGACGTTAATAAAGTATAAGTACCAGTATTGTTATATCTCCAGTAAAGTGACGCTGACACTATAGTTGCCCCTAATGAATTTATTGTATAACTAGCTGTTATAGCATTGGTAGTTGTTGGTTGGTTATATAGGATGGTTGTTGGTGAAGTAAGTGCTACTGTCGGATTTATAGGTTCTTGTGCTATTAAATTAAATACGGATTCAGGAGTTTTCCCTTTAGCCGGAATAGTTGACCCAGATGCATATCTACCTACTGTCTTGCCTCCAGATAAACTAACTACAATATCATTGTTAAATATTCCGACCCCTACATACCCTGATCCACTATAATAGTAAGATAGTTTCGTACTGTCATCTACATATAGAGTAGTAACACTGCCAGTGGGTGGAAATAATATAGATGACGGATATTGTAGTACACCTCCACCCCCACCTATTACATAAGAGGCTGTTGTGGCATAAGAAGCTGATATCGCATTAGAAGCTGTTCCTGACAGGCTACCTACAAATGAACCAGACACACCATTACTGTCTACAAGTAGCAACTGTGAGCTTCCTGTCGCTAAAATAAAGGGTATTTCGAGCTGAGAACCGTATATTAAAGGCAAAGTACTTTTATTTTAAGTGGTTGTGGGTTAGTATTACCTTTATAAATATCAAATAACCTCAATCCCCCTTACCTACTTAGCTCGAAAAAGCACCTTTTACAATTACCTCAAATGAAGATTGAAGTGCGTACCCTAATGCTAGTGTGTTCATAACCACTTGTACATCAGTACCTATTTGGGTTATAGATGTGATATCCGGAGTACTTACCACTTGACCATTTACTAAAAATAAGAAACTATCTATTGAAGTTGCAGGGGAGCCGGCTGGTGCTACTGCTATTGTTGCGTTTCTTAAGTAAAAACTGTTACTGGTTATATCTACTGCAAGAGCTTGCTTTGTTATATTTGGTGGTATGTATGTGTTCGTCACTGTGTTATTGATTATTACAGGCGTTTGAGGTGCTACATAAGATGCTACTACCTGTCCTTTGGAATATATAGGTGTCACAGTCTCTCCATTATAGACTACTTGGGCCTTAGAATAGAAAGTAGGATTGTAAGACATGTAGTGGTTAACTGTATCTGGTATAATATACCCATTCAATATAATGTTAAATGTGGCACTTATTCGTTTATTTTCACCTGTATTTACTTCTCTGGTAAGAGGTACGCTGTCAATCATAGACATAAAGGTGAACTTCTTGGGATCTCCCCAATAAGAATATGATGCATAGGTAATTGCCTCTAGGATTTTATTTAAATCCCGTTCATTATTGACATGCACCTCACAACTATAGGTTATCTTATGGTAATCAGGGATAGTTACTACCTGAAACCTTTTAACAGGCTTACGGTTAAGTAATACTGCAAAGTTATCATATTGGTTGTCTTTTGTGTATGTTTGCTGAAATACATATTGGTTATGGGTTATGTTTCCGTCCAACTTATTACCAAGAGTACGAACCTTTTCTATATCTACTTTTCTAATTGTAATTACAGGAAAGAGTATTTTTCCATCTTTATCACGAATGTTGCCATCATACTGGGCTGACTTAAATCTTTCAGGGTTAGCATATATTACCGGAACAGGTACCCTATTACCATCTTCTACTACATACGGTTTAATTACCTCCTTGAAGTAATAGAATACAGCTGAATCAATATCCTCTAGCCCAATTGAAAAATCTTTAAGGTCGCTGTCTTTTTGACTTATTTGATCAACTCTTTTTTGTAAATCTGGTAAATCAGGCTTACTTCCGGGTATAACAGGGTTTATACCTTTACTATATTCTTCAGAGACTGTTTCTGGCCTTGGGGCTATTGTATGATTTCTTCTAGGAGTTGGCATAGTAATATAAATATTAAAGATTTACCTGCTTTGTATTATATTCAGTCTATTGACATGAGTTAGATGACACTCACAAGTAATCGCAAGACTCATACCGTAGTATTGATTAGATGGTGATAGTGCATAATTAGGGTCTTTACCTACTACTAGTTGATCCTCAATGGGTATATCAACTTCAAAATAAGATTCATTCCACATTACTATATCTCCCTTTTCAGGAACTAATCCTATCGGTTCCAAATCTGCTTTCAAAAAAGAAAATGACATTATCCTGTTGGTATCTGAACCATAAGTTGCTTGTACATCCTGTTGTGGATTTCTGCCAATAATGCAAGTTATCAATACTGGATTAAAGTACATCTTCTTGTTAGATTCCCCATACAAATCTATTACGGTATCAGACAAAGATAGTTTGTAGTAACCTACCTCTTCTCCAATAACCCTATTAATAAGGTCTCTGTTAATTCTTCTGATGAAGGCTGAATCAGTTATCCGTCCGTATAAGCTCATTGTATTATTATTTTTATCCGATGTAAATCATCATAGGGACATAGTTTTCAATCTGGTTCATACTTTGAGCCTCTAGTGCTTTCATTTCTAGCTGCTTTTGCCTTGAAGAAGAGTTTAAAGTATCTCTCAGTTGAGCTACCAGCTTATCTTTATCAGCGTCTGACTGCTGTCTTAATGCATCTCCGTTTAGAGTCACACTTGAATCATTTCCTGGGATAGGTACTGTTTGGTACTTACCTCTAATTCCAGCTAAAATCTCTCTACAAACAGCTACTCCATATTCAAATATCCACTTTTTGAAAATCATATTTACCTGAGAATATACAGGAACCTCATAAGGTACATTAGAAACATTAGTGATATTACCTTGTGGAACAACTCCCCCAACTGATCTGTATGGTAGGTTTCTTTCGGATAATTTAATGAATTCGAATCTTATTTCTCTGTCCCAGCATGGAATTGGAAATATTTTCAAGATATTATTAGTCATCTCAAAAGTATAAGCAGACCTTCTTACCATATCATTGAATTCAATTGATTGAACCCTCAGTATATCAAAGTAAACAGGCATCATCATATAGTTTACCGCCGGGCTCATCCGGTCAAATCCAAAACTATTCAATAAGCTTTCATATCCTATTCCAGAAGCTACCGTAGGGTCAAAGAATCTTGTTACTGCAGGAGGTATTTCATAATAAACCCTCTTGATTTCTATTGCATCCCCAGGTAAGACTACTGAAGAAGACATTGCCCACTCATTCAAATCATATGTCTGAACATATGGGGTAGCTTTAAGTGACCCTGTGTGCCAAGTTACATTACCCCCAGTGCCTGCTTCTGTACCATAATCCTGCGAAAGCCTTACTATAGTACCTAGATTAGGTTGTACCACTACATTATTGAGTGGTAAAGAGCCTGTAGGGGCACCTTCTAGGCTTAAATAGTTTTCTCTGATTTTATATTCATACAACTCCTTACCAAAAGTCGTAACAGCATCTTCCATAGCAGTGTAGTAGTGCAAATCTTGCAATTCCACATCTTCCATGATTCCACCGAGTTTACGGTAGGCGTAATTAGCAAACTTTTGTGTGTCTGATATGAATAAAGGGTCGTTATCATAATACCCAAATGGGGTATTGCCCTTTACTGGGCGCAGAACTAATGAATCTGCGTATTGTGGTATGTCGATTGCTGTACTCACTTCTTTTTGGTGTTGTTAATATGTTCTTTATATTTTTTGTATATCCTTTGTACTAATTGGGATCTCATTTGGAACTCTTCACCTAACTCAATTATACCTATTTCATCTTCATTACTCACAATCTCAATGAATTCTGCTATACCTGTGTGCTTTATATCTGATTGTAAAGGATCTGCCATTACAATTAATTTAGAGCTTTCGTGAGTTCTAGTAGCAAACGTCATCAATTCATGTAAGGTACACCCTTGTGCCTCATCTAAGATAATAATTGATGATTCGTAGGTTCTTCCTCTAGAAAATTGAATAGCTTCAAATACTATTTGCTTTTCTTTGAATAGCTTTTCTCTCTCTTGTACCCCCACTAACTTGTCTATTATGTCTGTGTAGGATATTAAATAGCTTTCAACTTTCTCTTCTATACTTCCAGGTAAAAATCCTATTGAAACTCCTACTTCTACTATTGGTTTTGTTATTATAATCTTCTCGTATTCTCTTTTTCTTAATTTAGTTAAGGCAAAATATAATGCGAGAGTGGTTTTACTACAACCTGGATCCGCTATTAAAACTGACATTTGTTTACTTTGTATGAACTCTATTACTGGTTTTTGAAAATCTCTTAATTGAAAATCTTTAAACTTCACTTCGCCTTTCGGAACCCTTTTTTGTTTGTACACTTCGTCAGTATGCGGGGCTGATGCCATTCGAATAGTTTTGGTTCACTAATAAATATCAGACGAGATTTAAGTTCTCTTTATGAATGTGCCTTTCTCATCTCTAGCTTGGTCTGTACGACTAGTAAGCTTACCTACACGCTCTTGGTACTTCTGTCTACCTAGCTCCTCTCCATTACGTTCTATGAACCATTCTAGGGTATAGCGACCCTTGGCTTTTTCCTTCATCAATTGTTTAGATTCAGGGGACATAGGGATTCCTTTGTTATTAGCAACCCTACCCTTCATACTATCTGATAACTTTTTTATATACGCAGCATAAGCTTCCGGTTCATCATCCTGATCAATCGGAGAGCCTCCACCTTGTGTCTTTAATGTTCTATTATATCCATTCTTGAAGCTATCAAAAAAGTTTATCCACCTAAGCTCTTTTTTGATAGCTTCAGATTTATCATCAGCTAAATCTATAACCTCAGCTTTCATGTTATCCCAACCGTATTTCTGTACAGCATGGTATAATCCTACAGTAGCCGACCTTTCAGATACTTTTTTATGCTGTGACATCCTGTGATAAAAATTTACAGTTCTTCCAATATAACATTTACCAGACGGAGATGTTATCTTATAGATAAAATGCCTACCTTCCTTAAGCAAGGAGTCATAGTCATAGGTGAAATAATCAACACCTTCTTTAAATACTTTCAACTCTTTCTTTTTAGAAAATTGGCCTTTTTCTTTTTTAGCTACAGGAGTCTTAGTTTTAGGTTTCTTGTAATTAACTAAGCCGTTTTCTGAGTAATACACCTCTCTAGATATTTCTTTTGTCTTTTTTGAAAGAATCTCTTCCATACCTGTAGCTTCTCTGAATTCATCCATAGTCATACCATGCTTCTGTATGTGTGTATTTCTGATAGCTTTAAAATACTTCATGCAAATAGGGCATTGAATTCTGTTGTCAGGGGATTCTGCGAGCTCTTTTTGCCTATTTAAGATTAACAACTGGGTATTAAATAAATGCTTTTCACTAGGGTATTGCTCTAAATAGTCTTTTATCTCTGTCTTATGATGATTTGTAATGTGCCCTGTAAGCATCCCACTTTTATTAGTTGCATCTTTGAATACTTTGTTGCATATTTTACAATAGCATCTTGGGACATCTTTGTAAGGATTGTCTATTATATCATAGTAATCTAGACAATTTTCAAACTTTATACCTAACTTAGTTAAGTATTGCTTTAACCCCATGTTTACACTCCCTTCTGTGTACTTAAGTTCATTTCCGTCAATTTTACATACGGCTAGTTTTTCCCAATTCTCTACTCCCGGCTTATCTTTTGTTTTCATCTTTGATGTTTTACATTAATAAATATAAGCAAAGGTAATGTATCTAGTTCACATGAAAAAATTTATTTTGAATTATGTGGGATAATGGCTGTAATTTAATCTATTTTGGAAGTATTCATATTTTGAATTCTTTGGATAGAAATGTTTTTTAATCTTTCTAAAATGAAAGAGCCACTCTGTTAGAAGTGGCTCATTTTCAATGGTTTATGTGGTTAATTAATACTAGAACGTGTTGAAATCTGCAACTAAAATTTTTCCAAAAAATTCCTGCCTCAGAATTAGCTTTGCATAACGGGTCATTAATCCCTTACTAAGCGCAAATGTCTTAGGATCGTACACAAGTGGAGTAGAAATCAATGGAATGTATGGAGCAAATACCCCACCGCTATCCAAGTAATTAGCTCCCTTGAAGCCCATGATGATAGCATTCTCTTGCATATAGGCGTTTACAAGTATTTTGAATTTACCATTCAATTTACCAGCTTCTTTACTACCGAATGCATATTCCATTTTAGAACCGTCAGTTCCAGCAGCGTAACCAGCGATTGACTCGATGATTGCAGCAACTTTTGGAGATACCATTGCAACGTTAGCTTCACCTCTTTGAGTTTTAGCGTGGATTGCACGTGATACTTTTTGCATTTTAGTACCCAAAGTTTGGAACCAGTCTTGTTGGCTATTGTAATAACCACCTGCAGCAGCACCTACTTGAGAGAATGTGTTAGTACTAGAGTTGAATATTGTGTTGTTAACTGCTGACCAAACCTCTACAGTTTGAACTGCTGCTAAATCAATCATATCAATCAATTCTAAGTCAATTTCACGAGAAATGTACTCACTCAACAAACTTGTAGCTTCAGCTTCGATATCAATGCTTTGGAAAGCGTTGTAATCTTGTTGAGCTTCTTGAGTGTATGAGTATTTCAACTTACGAGTCTTGGCAGTGATACTTACACTTGTAGGTGCGATATCAATTTCAGGAATTGAATTACTACCTGTCAATGGAGTGTTAGGAGTGTCTTCGAAGTCACCACGGAAGTTACCGTTAGTTTGTACTGAGTAGTAAGAAACTACACTACCTGTAGGAGTAGTTGTACCAGATTGAACTGAGATACTACCTGTTACTAGGATACTTAATTGGTCAAAAGTACTATTGTAAGAAGTAAACTCAGGGTAGATTGTAGCTTCAGAAACTTGACCTAAAGAACCTGAGAATACGAATGATCTTACTGCAGTTGCATCAAAGTTAGTAAGGATAGCAGATGCACTAGCAATAGTTATTTTACGTAGACCGTTAGCAGCTACTGATGCAGATACGTTAGCATTGTAGTTAGTGTCTGCGTAAGAAGCTGTTGTTACTGTCATTGATTGTGAAGGGATAGTTGCGATGTACTCATTGATTGAGAAACCGAACTTACCAGCACCATACAAACCACCAAATGGATCAACACCTGGAGTGTTAGTAGTACCGTATACGCTTTGACCTAAGTTAAAACGGCTACCGGCTGTACCACCATTGATGTTAGGTTGTTGGTTGTTGTATTGGAAGTCTAGGTAGAATACAAGACCGTAAGGCATGCTCATTGGTTGTGTACTCAAGAATTCTTTTGCAGAAATCTCAGCAAATACTTTACGAACCATTGGCAAAACGATACCTGCCCATTGTTCACCAGCTCCTGGAGTGAAGTTAGCTCCACCTTTGTTGGTTGTTTGTTCTTCTACAAGGATTTGCTTGTTTTGGTTCTCAAGCAAAAGAGCCATGTTTCTTTTTTCATATGGGTGTTGCTTCATAGCTGTACCGTCTAATAGACCGGTAGGTGCCCATTTTTGTTCTAATCTTGAAAGGACTTGCATTTTGTCCTCCATGTTTCTAGATGATTCTAGTAATTTTGAGATTGTACTCATGTTTTTCTGTTTTTGTTTTTGGGTTTTTAATTAGTCTTTAATACCTGCTCTCTTACGGAATACGTCAGCTTCAGGTAAGTAGTTGATTGTTGTTGTTTTTGCATTTTCAAATAAGATATCAGAAGTTTTTTGTCTGAAACCTAAAGATTCTGCGATAGTTTGTTTTCTCTTTACAGGAGTAATTGAAGATTTCAATACTTCGTAAGTTGCTTTTGCACCTTCTACTGATTTTACTTTGTCAAATGCAGTGATTGCCTTTGCCTTATGTGCTTCAGTTAAGTTAGGAAGAACCAATACTTTGTTCAAGTACATGTTCTTAGCTGCAAACAATTTCATTTCGTTTAATTCGCTCTTCAATTGTTTAGCAAGTCTAACTTCTTCTAGGTGTTCTGTACTAACATTTTTGCTACCTGCAGCTTTAACATCACTTTCTTTACCAGAATTAATGTCTTTACCTTTCTCAGCACCTTTACCAGCTTGATAGGCTTTAGCCATATCGTCTACTAGTTGGTGTAATACTTTAATGTGGTCTTTAGAAAATGCTTTAGTAGGAGCTTTTGAATGAGCCATTTTACCTTTCTCTGCACCTTTAGCGATTTCTGGACCAGGGTTACCAAATCCTTTTTTCTCTTTTAGTTCATCAGGTTCGTAGCCTTCTTCTTCGTAGTCTTCATCCATTTCGCCTTCAGAATCCATTTCAGCCAAGATAGCATCGATGTCGTACTCTTCATCTAAATCGTTTTCTTTAATGTTTTCTTCGTCTTCTTCTTGACCTTCTTCGCTTTCACCTTCTTCTTCAGCATCTTTTTTAGCTTGACCCTTAGCGTCTTCTTCTTTATCTTCTTCAGAATCCTCGTAGTCTTCACCTTCAGATAATCTTTCGATTTCAGCTAGAGCTTCGTCAAGGTCAAACGCTTCTTCCATTGCAGACTCTTCTTCTTCTGTTTCTTCCATATCTTCTTCACCTTGTGATTCTTCACTCAATGCACCTTTGATAGCAGCGATAGTGGTTTCATCAAGACCAAGTTTTTTAAGTCTTTCCATCATGTTACCTTTAAGGGCTGTGTCAGTGTTCATTGGATTTTTTTGATTAGAAGTTTCACCAGCACCTGCGTAGTAGTTTTCATCTTCTTCTTCTGTTTCACCTAAGTCTTCGTTAAGTTGTTTTGAAAGAAGTTTCTCGATTTCAGGAGTGATTTTTTCGTGAAGAGATTGTTTGGCTTCTTCGATTGCCATTGCTTTCAGTTGCTTTGCGTCTGCAAGAGCTTCCTCTAATACAGTTTTTTTCATTTTTGTTTCTTGGGTTTGTTTTAGTTTCTGTACCTATTAGGGGAGGGGGTACAATAGAATTTTTACTTATTATCTTCGGTCATCTATAGAAAAATGACAATATGAAGTTATGTAAAGGGGTAATTGGTGTACCCCTATAATAATAAATATACAGCAATAAGAGGTGAACTATTTTTTATCTAATCTACAAGGGCAAAAGTTGCTATTAGCACAGATAATCCCATGTATTATATCGTCAATCTTACTGTATTTATTTGCAAGTATGGTTGCACCTTCATTCAATGAAAGTGTAGAACCTTGAGTGGATTCAAAAGAAACTGCATCAAAACACAGCATCTCTAAATCATCCTGAACCATTATGGCCTCATTTGTTTCCATTACGCTTCCCTGAGCCCTAGAACTAATCCCAAAAGGGATTTTCTTCATAGCTAGTTCTCTAAGTATTTTGCCAGAAGGTGTGTCTAGTATCTCTACGTCTCCGTATACTTCGTCACCTTCCCAGTGCATCTCGGTAATTACATGTGATACATTTTTAAGTTCAACCACCATTTGACTACAATGGTCTAGCTCGCCTAGTGCTCTTCTGGTTTTTACGAATTCTTCGTTGTATTTTGATAATACACGCTCAAGTACAGTTCTTGGATAGATTCTTCCGTTTCTATTTTTTGCATTAGCCCTTTGAAGCAATATATGCCTAAATACAATTGGAGCATTAGGTAAGGATGCAGCTTCGTTTAACTGGTAATCGCTAAGGGTGACTGGGAAATATTCGGTAAGTATCATTAGATTCTGTATTTTGCTTTTAAGTCTTCTAAAGCCTGTTGTAACTCCTCTTTATGTTTACAATTAGGTTGTGATAATTTATATTTAACAAAGGCAACTGCAATCTTATGCTCTTTTTTACCTGGATTAAAATAGGTATTTTGTAAGTATTCTGTGAATGGAGTTATTCCAGTCTTAGGCACGCACTTTTTATAAATATCATTTAATGTTTCAAGTATGTTCTGTTGGTTAGGGGTGAAAGAAGGTTTTTCTGATTCAAAAACCTCTTTGGTTTTACGTTTAACAGGCTCTACATTACCATCTCCATCTATATAAGTACGGTCATCGTCTGGAACTTGTACCGGATTAAAGATTTGAGCTCTTACATCATACGGAGCACATCCTAGTGCTTTTGCATATTTGTTGTAGAGGTCTATTCCAGGTTGTCCCATTTGTCTGATTAACTGATCAATCTTTACTAGTCTTTCTGAGTCTATTCT